ACTATTACTAAACCCCATGGCCGCGAGGATGGCCAGATGATCAACCTCGAATCTCTATAATATATGTTGAAGCTAACACTAGATCTAACAGCCAAGAGCCGGTATCACCCAAGATCCCTGAACTTAGTACGCACGATTCTAGCACATCCTGGTATGTCAATTTGATTATATGCACTCCTGTATTATCAGAAACCAATTGTAATAGCTGCTCGTAATTACACATCTCTACCGCTTTATAACCTGATACTTGTACTTTAAAAACCGTTTTATCTGCGTTAGCTGAAATAAGAAAACTATCATTCTTTGTCATTACATTAATATGCCGTGCTACAACATCAGTATAAACTTGTACATATGCGATAGAACCTACTCCAATTTTCGAAATAATCTTCTTTATTGTGTTAATCTGCTCTGCTGAAGATATTGGTGCACGGTCTATATCATTCATAATTACGTAATTAGCTAATAGTAAAGTGTGATTGGGTATACTTTCTGTAAACTGATAACGTTGTGCTCTATATGATATCTGAACATGCGGATATTCTCGTGTAATGCCTACTGTGTCATACACTTCAACTGGTGTTTTATATAACTTGTATACAGCATTCATCTCACCCAAGTCACGTCCACCAACAATTCGTATTCTACTTAGTGACTCTAGTAACGCGACAGGAATACTCTTTGATATTACACGATATACAACTTGTCTAACGAGCGCATTAACATTTATCACTGACGTGGATGAATCATAATCATTTTGATGGGTTGAACCAAAACCATTAGGAAAAGCATTAACTAAATCTTCTAAGTATGGAACCTTCTGTAAATACAGCTTTCCATTATCCTCATACATATAAGCGTTCTCATTAGTGCCGTCTGTCATACGATTCATAATAGCAACTCTCTTCATATCTTTCATACCGCTCATAGTAACAAAAGCACCTGTATTATCATTTTTAACCATAACCGAACGAGTGATGATAGTACTACAGTGTATTGATAATATATGCATTGCAATTGATACGTCTGTAATATCATTTTTGTCCACTACTAAACGATATAACGTTGGTTTATCATAATTAATTTCATTTGATATGGTACTAATAATTTTAATTTCTTGTGGTTGAAGTGAAATCTGTTCGAGGTACACATCACATACTGGATTCTTAGCATAACCTTTTGTAGTTAACGTAGAACCATGCGATAACAACAAATAAGCTTCATACGTATATGGCTTTTGGGTTGATAGTTTCACTATGTTAATGTTAACTTTTGAGAATTTATTGTTTATATTCTGGCTGATCTTATTCAACAAGTAATACGTCGGCATCGATATCTTCACTAATCCAATAGTAGCATTACTAATCACCAATTCTGTTAAATAGCATACAAACTCTGTTATGTCATCAAACTTTTCCTCACTCGGATCTTGATAATCAGCTTGATCTATATCAGATATTAATATGTCACACCCAATTCGTAATGTCAATGCGTCCTCAATTTTTGTCCGAAACCTATCTCTTCCTATTCCACGATCACCAAAGCCTTGAATATATAATGCTTTGTCTCCATAAAATAACTTCAGTACATCCATTGCTGGTTCTGTTTCAACTCCAAAGAATACAATCCGTAATCCTGGATAAATGAGTGATCCTTCACCATACAATTGCGTAACCGCTTTGACGTAACACGTAATCATTTTAGCAGTACTAGCGTTAAAATTCCTTCTCAATATTACTTTATCATCAATTAGCACTGTGCGTCCAACTATTAACCCTGACTTTACATACATACACAAACATAAATGCTCAGCTGATCCGGTTGATACTTGTATATTACCGCGTCTCACAGCTTCAAAGACTTGTTTGTTTACATTTATAATAGAGTTTAAATATGGAGGCTGATTGTTAAAGAAATTTTGAGCTTCTGAATCTGGTGAAATATATCTAGAAAGTGCTTGTTCTTTCATCTCAATTGTTGGAATATTTTCATCACTATCTGGTATGTATTCGATGGCAGCGAACATATCTTTGACTGAACGATACATCATAATATTGTCATTTAACCTGATCATCGTACTTGGAACAGCAGTAAAATTTAGTTTGTTGATCGGATTATCTGGCTGTACTATTGATATTAAATTTTCAGTATCTATAGGCGTTTTCCATGACACAGGCTGATTCTCTCTTGATGATATCAATCTAACGTTAATCTTTAAGGTAATCTTCTCTGAAAATGGCCAACATGTGGTATCGTATAACATATATTGTTCAATTGGTAAGAATACTCTCATGTATTGATTATACATTCTCAAATACAATTTACGAATTTCTGGAGTTACCGTTGAGTCTGAATTTTTCGCACTATCATAAATCGTATCCGCATAAGATTTTAACCATGTCATTGAACTATCTCGATGTAATTTCACATCGAATATATTATCAAGTAACAAAGGAAGGACTGCTTGAATACGTCGAATATGGTCATCTTCAATGTAAGTTATCATTCTCTCAGTTGGTCTATCCCCTCTCTTTGTGCTATAGGTCTTCTGTCTCTGATACAACTGGCTGTCTTCTAATCCCGTTGCAAGTAGTTTGTTTAACAATTTCTCTCTTGAATGAAATACGAATATATGTTTATGTAAATGCCAAGTAACGTGTGTTGCACTAAAAGGATGTTTCTGTAATGCTTGAATAACACCATGATATGTATTATCTTTTAAGAAGAGTATCATATGTTCAACTTCATTATTAAAAATGTTTTGTCCATATTGATAAATCTGTAAATCGATGTCTATTAACTCAAAAATAGATGCTAAAGGATTGTCATTTAAATAATTTAACAATTGTGGATTATTGGCGATTAACTCAGAAACGTCATCTTGATAACCTATGTTGTGCGCATGCATGCCTAATAACATATTGTATTTATATGTGCCTTGTTCAATAGTGTACGGTAATGAAAACGTTTGCATAAATTCATCCAATGCATCATCAATTTCGATATTTGTCAACTCTCGTTCAATGTATTGTAAGTTCCAGAGCTTAGTATGTTTGTAGAGATGTGTTAATCTAACATGTCTCATCGGTCCTAAAAGACGTAAATCTTGTTGTTTTGTATTCGTATATGCATATCTATATTTCGGTCGAGTGGTAAGAAATTCAGGTAGTGTAGCCGTTAATATATCTTCTTCTAATCTAAGGTCGATCATTTTTGTGGTTTTAACT